GAATTTTTGTAAGTAACGATTTCTGAACCGTAAGCAATTTGAGTTCCTGCTTTCCATTTGATTGACCCTTTAACATTTTGGTCATCCAAAGAATACCAGAATTTCGCTTCTTCATATTCGTTTGCTAAGTCAGTTCCGAATGCAAGGTTTCCAATCCATGTTGCTACGATACGGTCTTTAGATGTTGCTGGTGTACCTGCAATGTTATCTAATCCGTGAACCGCTTTAACTTTCAATCCTGACCCCGGCATTGTGTATTCCCCTGTTGAGTTAGCATCTCCAACTTCGTAGTGAAATTTGTTTGAGTTCTTTTCTGCAATCATTAACAATCTGAAAGTGTCCCATCCGCAGAAAGTCATAACAGGTTTTGCAGGGTTGTTCAAGATACTTGCAGGAATTAATTGATAAATCTCATCGAAAATTCCAATTACGTTAGTAGTTGTAATGTCTGCTGTTGCTGTTGCGTAGGTTGGACTTGCTGCATCAATAATTTTCAACCATCCATCAAATTGCTTCAATGTAGTGTTTGCTGTTAACGTAGTATCACCCTGCCAAATAGCTTGCTCCATTTGAAACTGAATGTTAGCTACAATTGTATCTGTAATTAACTGTTCAAATGGCATCGCATCGTAATTACTTCCTGCTACTAATTTTGTAGAAAGATATTTCGCTTCCAAATCTTCGGGGCAAAAAGTATCATTCCATTTCAATTTAGTTACAGTCAAAGTTCTGTCCGTAAATGTCGAACTTCCTGATGCGTTAAATGCACAAGTACCACCTGCTTGAAAAGGAGATGTGTTGCTGAAAAGCATTAATTTTTCAGCGTTCTTTATCCCTGCCATAATGTTTATGCCGGGAATCTGTAATGTTTCAGCTTTCGTAATCGCTGCTACTAAAATGTTGTCTGCGTTTTCTCTAACGTATGTAGTTAATCCGCTTACTGTAAATCCGCTCATTATTTTTTAATTTTTATGTGTTTATTAATATTTTTATTTTGCTTCTATTCCTTTTGCTTCAAGTGCTGCAATGTCTTCTTTGAATGCTTTTCTTTGTTCCTGTAAAGAGATTTTTGCTTTCTCTTTTGGAGTTCCTGCTGGCACTTCTGATTCCATTTCGCCAATCTTTTCAATTAGCTTTAATGCCTTACCAAAGTTTTCAGTTACTTGAGTGTATTTCTCTTGTAAATCTTTAATCTCTTTTTCAAATCCCTCTTTTTGAGTAGTGAAGTTTTCGGTAACAGATTTCAACTCTTCTACTTTAGCATCGGTTAATTCCTTAATCTTTGCATTAAAAGTTTCCTCTGAAATAAAATGAGATTCTTTAATTACCGATTCAATGATTGACTTCGCTTGCGCTTCTGTCATCCCCTGCGCTGGCATGGGAGCGGGTGCTGCTGATGGTGCTGATGGTGCTGGATTTTCCTCTGCATCAGGAACAAGTACACAAGCTGTAATAACTCCACCTACTGTTGTAAAAGTATCACCAGATTCTGTTACATAGTCCCCATCAGGTATAGCTATTTCCCCCTGGTCTGTAACAACCATAACAGGAACACTAACTGCAAGTTCTTCGGCATCGTAACGTATGATAGTAGTTCCGTCTTTTAACTTTTCGTCTGTAAACTTTACAGATACAAGAGATTGGAACGCTTCTTTTATTCCTTTTAAAGAATCTTTTATTTGTTTTAAAAATTCTTCCTTTGATTTCTTTTCAGCCATTTTAATTGTCTTTTTTATAATATAGCACTATTGTATTTTTTGACCACTTATTTTAATTTACTAAACTTTCAATCTCGTCAATTAAGTCCATAATATCCTGTTCATCTGTGTTCTGTTGAATTTCTAAATCAAATAAACCCTCAACTGAAAACCCTTGAAACTCTCCTGTCTTAATAAAATTCTGCCATACATCTTCGTTATCTACCTTGTAACTTCCAAACCAACTACCCTCTGTTATTCCTGTAAATCCATCAGGAACTTTTATCCCTCTTGCGCTATCAACTATGAATGATTCAAACATATAAACCCCATCCACTTGCTGACTTGCTTCGTGCATCTTATTTACGTTTGATGTATTGCCACTTCTGAAAAACTTTTGTACTATTGTTTCAATTTGTGGTTTATCGAATACCACATAGAACTCTCCCATAGTATCAGAACGTCTATAAATCGGTAAATCAGCAACCATTAATGGTCCTGTAATTATTCTTCTTTCAGGGTCTGCTTTAAATCTTAAATGGTCTTTATAAGCCATCCAATTACGTTCTATTGCAGGATTAGAAACCAATGCAACATAAGACACACCGCTTTCATCGTTATCGTCTGCATTGATTTTTATCTTGTAAATCGGTAGTTTTAATTTATCTGCCATCAAAATAATATAGCTAAATAGTAACTTTTGACCACTTATTTATAAATTGCTTACATTACTATTTAATTAATCTTCGCGTTACTTTCTATTGAGCTAACTCTTTTTTGTGAACCAGTTACTTCTGATTCTACAACGTAGGCTTTTATTACCGGTGTTTGGTTTTGGCTATTATTATTCTGAACTGTTCCATCCGGATTAAGTTGTGTATTTCCTGATGTCGGTGCGTTAATTGATGGGGGAGTTACTGAACCGCCACCGCTACCTATATCAGCTACCCCACTTCCTCCACCGCCTGAACCTCCATCATCAAACTGTGTTGATGAAATCTTTGCTATATTTGCTGCTGCTGCTAAACCAACACTTATAGCTGTTGCTATTTTTAATGCTGTTGCGTATGGTTCAGGCAGCATGGACACAGCAGACAAAGCATTTACAACACCCTGAAGACCACTAATTGTAGCACTTGCAATACTTAACGCTTTATTTATTTTAAATTGTTGCTCTGCCGCTTTCCTTTCTTCTGCACTACCCTTTTTTAAGTTTGCTTTTTTTACTGAAAAATAAATATCTGATAATGCCTGTAGTCCATCGTTTGATGCTTTTGCTAAAGATAAATTGCTTGAGTATGTATCTTGTTCTAATTTTTTTTTTTTCTTTGCGTATTTTTCTTCAATTAACGCCTTTGCTGAACCAGTAGCCTCTGCACTCGCTATCTCTATTTGCATCTGAAGATCTAAATCAGCAATTCTTTCGTCTAACGTTTGTTGGTTTAGCTCTTGATTTAATTCAATCTGCGCTAACTCTTGGTTATAATAATCCTGTTGAAATTTTGCTGCATCTAAAAGTGATTGATTATACCCATCTATTTCATCTTTTCTTTCTTTATCTCTTAATTCCTTCTTTGCGTTATATTTATCAAGTGCCATCTTGTCCTCTTCTTGCCATTGGGCGTATAGAGAATCCATTGTGTTCTTTGATATTTCATCGTTTGTCTTTTTTGTTTCTTCTTTTAATTTATCCGCCTTTGCTATTGCATTTTCTTTTTCCTTTGCGTCCCTTGCTAATTCCAATGCACGTTTTTCTATTCCTGCATCCAAAAACGATTTTATAGCATCAGCCTTTTGTTTCTTTTGTTCATCACTTAAATTGTCGCCTAATTTTTTTAACTCCCTTAATGTTATGTTTGCTGTTTCAATAATAGCTTGTTGTTTGGCTATCTCTGTGTCAAATGTATCTTTCTTTGAGGCATTAAGTAGTTTTAATTCCGCGTCAAATCTCGATTGTGTTGATGCTGATATTTTATTGTTTGCTTCAATTGTTGCTTCCGCGTTTTCGGTTATCGCAAAAGAACTCAATCCAATAGCATCACTTAAATCTTTAAAGCCCTGAACAACGCCCCCTATCACATCGCCAATAAATTCAAATGCTTGTGCAACTCCGGGTATCTTATCTTTTAATTCATATAAAGCTGTTCCGATACCAACAACAATAGCACCTATAAGAAATAGTGGATTGTCTTTTATAATTGCACTTAATACTTTGAATCCGTCCCCTAAAGAAGTAAGCCCCTTTATTCCTTCTGTAAAAGACATCACAGCCTGTACTTTCAATAATGCTTTTTGTAAGTCTTCACTCTCGCCACCAAATAATGCTGCCGCTCCTGTCGCTGCCTGAAAGCCAGAAGCCAAACCACCTACCACCGTAGTAACTGCCTGTACTTTTCCTTCGGGGTTAAATGCTTTTATGGTTTGGTTTAAGTCCCCGATGTCATCTTTTATTTTACCCAATTTTTTTAAAGAACTTACATAAGCATCTGTCCCAACAGTTAATCCGTCAAGTTCTTGCTGTGCGTCCTTAAACTCTTGTTTAAGCGATTTAAGAGACTTCGCCCCTTCGCCTAAATCAATGTCTGCCCTAAATGGTATATCTATTGCCATATCTTAAAATCTCCAAAGTTTATCTGTGTAACATACCATACTTACTGTATTTCCTGCTGCAATTACTATTTTTAAATTTGCACCTATCGAAGTTGACCCATACTGGAATCCATCTCCTACTGCCGGATATAAATACAAATCGTTAGCCCCGTTATTAAATATTGTTTTACTTTTACCTACTGTCGCTAAATCGCATTTTACACTATCGCCTGTTGTGGCTACTGTATCTATAATATTACGCTCTGCTGTTAGTTCTATTGCGTCAGCTTGTCCACCTCCTGCATAAGCTGTTATATTATCTTTAGTTTTATATAAATCAAAACTTGTGGCATCTATTATTCTTAGCCCTTGAATATAAGTTACATTGCTTTCTGTTACTGTTATTCCGCTACTGTTTAATATAGTAACGCCTGTCAAGTTTGGCATTACTGATATGCCTGTACTGTTTAATATTGATATATCAGTTCCTCCTTCTCCAATATAGTTCCTCGTTCCTGTAACAATTGTGTTCCTTACTGTTCCACCTACTATATTATTGTTTGTCGATATAAAGTTATTATTAAAAATATGAGGAACAGATGGGGACAATGGAATTGGTGTTGCTGTTCCATCTGCATATTGATAATCATTTCCCCAACTTCCTATTGGTATTGATTGCGCTACAAATGAATTTGCAATTTTAATTTTTATGAACTCACACTTCGTTACCTGAGATAATGTAGGGTTGTAATCAAATATTTTATTAAGTCTTAATAAATGACCATCAACAAAAAACTGATTTCTAAAATCTAACTTTAAAATATCGGCAGGAGTTAATGCAAACCATCCAGTTACTATTTTAGAATCTTTATCTGTTATTTCTTCGATGAATTGCTTATAGTATATATTATAAAGATTGTTGTTTGTATATGTTGCAGTGTTGTAATAAATTTCAATAGGGACTCCAAAATCTAATGATAATGTTGGTGATGTTGGAACATCTACCATTCCGCAATAAGGATAAGTTATCTCTCCATTTAATCCTGCTGATGTTTGAAATGTCCATGCTGTTGTTGTTGTAATCTCTCCGCCATAATATAGTATTCGTATATTAAACGATGTTACAGGTTCAATACTACCTGCACTATTTACATTTATTATTTGGGGGATAATCCTATCTGTAGCAGGTATGTTTTTTTGAGGTGATGCCGAAAATATTAATTCTGTTGTATTTGTATTCTTTAAAAAATCATTTGTTATAAATTTATGTTCCTCCGAATAGACCTGCTGATGCGAATCTTTGTATTTCTTGTTCCAATAGTCTGCATCTTCCTTATATGTAAATAGATACTTAATTGCATCTAATTGTCCCATTGGTTCTAATACTAATTCTTTCGATATGTCTAATTTCTTCGTCCAGTCTATTGTTTTTCCTGCTGAATAGAAGTCATTTCTCGGCTCAATGTTTAATTGATTGTGAACTAATTTATCTTCGTCAATATATAAATTAAACATTTTTATTATCGATGTAAAAAAATCCCTTTTCTTAATATTCTTAGGAACACACTGTCTCATATCAATATCCTCCCCCTCAAATAAACTAACATTTATAACTGTATTATAAAACAATCCACCTGTAAATAACTGAAGTTCCCAATTTGTTGCGATAGCATAACCACCTGTTGAGATTCCAGTATATACTGTTCTTATTATTTCACAATAGTAAATATCATTAATATCAATTCTAAGTGTAGGGGATACATGTTGTATGTGTAGTGTATTGCTTGTAGTTGGTGTTGGACCTAATCCATTATGAAGAATATTATAAGCCATAGAGCTTACAGTGGTCGTAACACCAGACCTTATCCTTTTAATTAATAAAGTAACAGTACTTTCAGAATCGCTACTAATGGCACCACCACCGCTATATATGTCCCTAACTTTTATATCAACGTTTAATTGATAATCTCCATAGTTTGCATTTGTGTATTGATATGTTCCTGTGTCATATTGATTTGAAGGGTCTAATGTTTCCGAGTTGAATGGGACATTAAATGTCATTGTATTAGAAGTAGGTACTTTTATTAACGCACCGATTCTTTGAGCCACAAAGAGTCTCGGTGATATTTGTTCAGGTGTTAATGACATGCCTGTACCGTTATAA